GTATCAGAAGAATCATTAGTTCTAGGTGTTGTAACACTTACACCAGTATCAATTAAGAAATGGATCTCAGTTAGTGATGAAGTTCTAGATTTAAGAGGCGAGGATTTCTTACGTTACATTTATGATGAATTAACATATAGAATCGCAAAGAAATGTGCTGATGAATTAGTAGATTTAATTTCTAAACTACCTCAATCATTAAGTGCTAATGATGCAGGTGTATACGATAAAGTATCAGCTAACAAGATTACAAAAGCCCCAGGAATTGGATTAATTGCAGAAGCAATTGCTAACTTAAGTGATGAAACAAGCGATATCACAATCGTTATGAATAAACTAACTTATGCAGCATTCAAAGAAGTACAATACGGAGCTAACTTCCCTATTGATCCATTTGAAGGATACAGAGTAGTATTCAATAACACATTACCAGCATACAGTGCAGCAAATACAAATGCAGTATATGCTATTGTAGGTGACTTCAATCATGGAGCATTAGCTAACTATCCAAGTGGCGAAGGAATCGAAATTAAATACGATAACACTACATTAATGACAAGTGACTTAGTAAGAATTCTAGGCCGTAAATACGTTGGAATTAATGCAGTAGCTGATAAAGCATTCTGTCTAATTGCAAAACCAGGCGTAAGTGCTTAATTAATATAGGAGGCGACTATGCAAGATACGGAAACATTACTAACTAAAATCAAAAAAATACAGGGCATTACACATAACGAATTTGATAACACAATAAACTTATGGATAAGTGCTGCAGAGATAGATTTAAAAAGTATTGGCATAGTCAATGCTTTAGTAGAGAATCCAGATAGTTTGGTAGAAACAGCAATAATTACATACGTGCTTAGTTTCTTAGATGTAGTGAATGCAGAATTATATGCTAATTCGTATGCATTACAGAAGGACACACTAAGACACATCGGTAGCTACATTACATCAAGTCAAGAGGTGTAATATGGAATACACAGAAATAATTTATTTGGTTGATAAAACACTAGAAGAGGATGACATCGGAAACGTTGTAACTTCCTCTTTTAGATTAACCAAAAGATATGCCAAAAGGCAAAGTGTAAGAACCAACGAATTCTACAGTGCAGTAGAATCAGGTCTAACCCCAAGTGTTGAATTTGTGATGAAAAGACTTGATTATGATGGCCAGAAAGAATTAAATTGGAACAACAAAAGATATGCAGTAATAAGAACCGTGGATCCAAAAAACAAGTTTGATATAGTGCTAGTATGCACAAGAAAAATTGGTGTCAAAGAGGTGCAAGTTAGTGCCTAAACATGGTGATTTTATGGACATAGCTGACATCCTGAATGATTATTCGAAAGAAATATACGATGAAATGCATGACGTGGCAGTACAAGTGGCCAAAGAAGGTGTAACCAGGTTAAAACAAACATCACCAAAGAAGACAGGTGATTATAGCAAAGGTTGGAGAGTGAAAGAATTCAAAGGAATGTTCTCATTTTCAAACGTAATACATAATGCAACCGATTGGAGATTAACACACCTACTAGAGAAACCACATGCCAAAAGGAATGGTGGAATCACAACCCCAAAGGTTCATATAAGACCAGTAGAGCAGGAATGTATAAACGAATACCAGAAGGATGTAGTTAACATCATTAAGAAGGGAGCATAATTATGCATAAAACAATATTTGATATTTTAAAGACACTAAATATACCAGTAGCATATGGACACTTTGAATCAGATAAAGAGGTGGAGCCACCTTTTATTGTATACCGAGAAACAAGCCCAATGACATTCAAAGCAGATGGTATAACATACTACAGACCATATGACTTTGAAATAGAAGTAGTAACCGAAAAGAAAGATGTAGCATTACAAAAAACTATCGAAGAATTATTAGATACAAGTAAAATACCATACGACATAGGTGAAGAAGTATGGGATGATGAAGAAAAGATTTATCATAATTATTATGAAATATAGGAGGTAAGATTATGGCAAATAAAGTAAGATTTGGATTAAGTGAAGTTCACATAGCTCCAATTACGTCAGTAAGTTCAGCAGGTGTTTATACATACGGCACGATTTTTACAATTCCAGGAGCTGTAAGTTTAACATTAGATCCAGAAGGCGACACGACTGATTTCTATGCAGATAATATTAAATATTTCACGACATCAGCAAATCAGGGATACACAGGATCACTTGAAATGGCTTTATTAAATGATGACTTTATAGAAAAGATTTTAAATGAAGCTAAAGATACAAACGGAGTTCACATTGAAGATGCTGACGTATCAACTAATGGATTTGCTTTAGGATTTCAAATTGATGGTGATGCAGCCAATAGAAGATTTTGGTATTACAATGTAACAGCAGCAAGACCAGGAAACTCATCAACTACAATTGAAACATCAAAAGAACCACAAACTGAAACAGTAGACATTACAGCAGCTCCAAGACTTGGAGATCATAGAGTAAGAGCAGTTATAGAAAAAACTGATGTTAATACAACTGCATATAATGGCTTCTTCAGTACAGTATACGAAAGCAACATATCTGCTTAAAAAACAATACTACTCAGTTTATGAGTAGTAAAAAGACTACTCAAAAGAGTAGTTTTTTTAGTATTCATAAAAAATAAGGAGAGTGATAAAATGGCCAACACAAACATAAAAGGTATTACTATCGAGATAGGTGGTAATACAAGTAAACTAGAAGATGCATTAAAAGGTGTTAATAAGACAATTTACTCAACTAATAGTGAATTAAAGTTATTAAATCAGGCATTAAAGTTCGATCCACATAACGTAGAATTATTGGCACAGAAGCAGGATGTATTACGAAAGAACATAGAAGCAACAACTCAAAAATTAAACACATTAAAAGAAGCCCAAAGACAAATGGGTGATTATAACTCCCTTACTGATGAACAAAAGGAAACATACAGAAAACTAGGTGTAGAAATAGCAAAGAGTGAAGCTGCACTTGGTAAGATGAATGAAGAGCTAAAGAACTCCAGCAAAATAGACTTAAGCAAATTAAAAGAAGGCCTAAAGAAAGTGGGAAATGTAGCTCTTGAAGTTAGCAAAGCAATGCTAAAAGTAACTGCAGCAATCGGTGGAGCATTAGCAGGACTTGTAACTGCAGGTGTTAAGTCATATGCAGAACTTGAAAAAGCACAAAAAGGTGCAGAAGCATTGTTCGGTGAATCATTTAATACGGTTAAACAAAATGCAGCAGTGGCATATAAGAGCTTAGGATTATCAGCCACAGAATACTACGATCAGGTTAATACCTATGCCGTAGGATTAAAGAATGCATTAAATGGAGATACAGAAGCAGCTGCAAGATTATCAAATAGCATTTTAAATGCCCAAGCCGACATCGTAGCTGCAACGGGTGCAGATCAACAAGCCGTACAAAATGCATTCTCAGCAGTAATGCGAGGGAACTACACAATGCTTGATAATTTGCGATTAGGCATTAAAGGTAGCAAAGAAGGAATGCAGGAAGTCATTGATAAAGTCAATGAATGGAATAAAGCTAACGGAAAAGCAACCAAGTATCAAATGGGTAACTATGCTGACATGCAACAAGCATTGGTAGATTACGTAGAAATGCAGGGTATAGCAGGAACAGCACAGGAAAGAATGGCAGGCACGATAAGTGGATCCATAACACAAATGAAGTCTGCATTTGATAACTTTCTAAATGGATCAGGAAGTCCAGCAGCATTAAGCGAAACGATATTAAATGTACTTAGAAACATAAGTACAGCAATACAACAACTAGCTCCAAACATTCTAGATGGAGTCGTAAATTTAGTAACAGAATTACTACCACAGGTAGTAAGCATATTATTTGATTTGCTACCAAAGCTATTAGATGCAGTAACAAAACTAATAGACAATTTATTGGAAACATTAAGAAATGATACAGATGGAATAGCAAATACAATAAGTACATTGATAGAAAAAATAGTAGAATTTATAACTGATAACCTACCAAAGATAATAGAAGCAGCAATATTAATTATAGAAGCATTGGTAAAAGGAATAACA